AGGGCAAGTGCCTGAAGGCGAAGCATTCGACTCTGCAATAGACGCTGCTTTGGCCGCCGCTCCAAGCACCGCAGACAGCGGTAACACTGGCGCCCAGGGCGAAGGGGCGGACATTGAATGAGCTGGCACTTTTCGCAGGCGCTGGAGGCGGAATACTTGGCGGCAAGTTGCTCGGATGGCGCACCGTCTGCGCCGTGGAATTCAACGCCTTTTGCGCCCGACGACTCATGCAGCGACAGGATGAAGGGCACCTTGCACCGTTCCCCATTTGGGACGATGTACGTACCTTCGACGGACGCCCGTGGCGAGGCATTGTTGACGTGGTTTCGGGTGGCTTTCCCTGTCAAGGATATTCCTCGGCAGCTTCGGGAAAGAACGTTGCAGACGATCTCTGGCCGGAGATGCGACGGATCGTGGCAGATGTCGCTCCCGGGGACGTATTTGCCGAGAACGTCCAACGCCGCGCCATTGACCGAGCGGCGGAAGACCTCGAAGCGATGGGTTACACCGTCCGCTGCGTCAAGCTTGCCGCGTCAGACATGGGTGCTGACCACGTTCGGGAACGGTACTGGCTTCGTGCACACACCGACATGCACCGCGAACTACGCCGCGAAGTCGATGCAGAAATGGGCGTGCGCTCGAGAATTCACTCGCGTGTTTGGGAAACCTACCCCGCTGAACCACGAATGGCTGATGGGCTGGCCAATCGGATGGACCGACTCGCAGCTACTGGCAACGGACAAGTTCCAATCGTGGCAGCAGCAGCATGGAAAATTCTAACTGGAGAGACAGCATGACCAAACACACCGCAGCACAGCCGCTCGACCTGGACAAGCTGCCCCGCTACTACATGGGCTCAATGGACATGCAGCAAGACCCATCCGGAAAATACGTGAGAATTGACGATGTCGCAGCCCTGATCGCTCAGGCACGCGCCGCCCGACCGACCATCGAAGTGCAGCCTGGCCATGCGTTCATCGCACCGCCCGGCTACGAAGTGAAGCACGTAGACGCCGCCCGACTGGATACCACGGCAAGCGCCGCTCAACCGACCGAAGGCCCGTATATGAGCACAAAGCCTTACGAGCGCCTTTTTGGCGCAGCGGATACCACGGCAAGCGCGAGCGGGGGGCGTGGCTGCCACTGGAAAGACTGTCCGCACGGTGCAGAATGCGAGCACGCCGCCACCGTTATTGGCGATCATACAGTTCTGGCAGAACTGCCGGACATCTTCGCCAAGCTGCGCGAAGCCTATCGTAGAGGCTCGTCCGAGCAAGGTTCGGACGCCGGAGAGTACAAGGCAGCAGAAGAAATCATGCGTGCTTGGGATTTGCCGGATGCCCCGGTAGCCACCCAGCAGGCCGCAGCCGAGGGGTGCAGATGTCAGCAAGGACAGTGCTGCCCGATATGCGATCCGGATGTCTACCAAGGCGCCCAGCAGGCCGCAGCCAAAGCACCGGCAGCGCAGGCTGATTATCGGACGGTAATCGCAAACCTCGCGTCAGTTGTACGCGGCCAGAATGGGAACCGCCACGCCTACATCAACGAATTGCTCGCTCAAGCCGAATCGTGTCTCGCCGCTTCCCCTGCCAGCACTCCCGAGGCATCCCAGCAGGCCGGCAATGTGATCGGTGATCCACTGTGCGCTAACAAGCATTGCCTGCTGCACGCCGAGCCAGGCGGCGAATATTGCTGCAACTGCGAACCCGACCACGCTCAAGCTACTGCTGTCGCAGCGACGACCAGTGAGGATGCGCGGGATGCTGTGCTGGAGGATGTGGCTAAGTGGCACGACCAGATGTGCATCAACACCAGCGGTAGCCGCGCTGCGCATGTCCACCATCAAAGCGCCAAAGCTATCCGAGCCATGCGCGCCACCCAGCAGGAGGGCGGCAAATGAAGATCAAGGCAAATATCTGCATCTCACGCGACAGCAGCGACACGATGCGCGTAAAGGTGCAGGACGAAACCAGCCGCGCGACCTTTCTGGAAATGGAGTTCACGACGCACGATCTGATGATGGCCTTGACCGGCTTGGCGTACGTCGATGCAACCGTGGCCGAGGTGCGCGACCTGGATGTGGTCGGCAAGCAGAAGATCATCGAAAGGCGCTCGGTGAAATACCCACACAGCGATCACGATTCGCGCGCCGACAAAGAGAAATGGCTTGCGGAGAACTGCAAGGAAGACGGCTGGATAGTCGCCCCGTATCTCGGAAGCCAGACCAGCATTTCGCGCCGCGATGGCGAAACGATCCTTAACTACAGCGTCTATCGCTACGAAGCACAGGAGCAATCCCATGACTGACCAGAACCAAGGCGCGAGCATTGAAGCCGCCAGCCGCGCAGAATTTGAAGCGGAAGTCCGCGAACTGGACTTGCCTGCCGATGCCAGCGCGCGATGGCCCGATGGCCGCTACTTACAAGAGCCTATCGAATCCATGTGGTCTGGCTGGCAGATGGCCCGCCGCACCCCTGCTGCCGCTACAGGAGATGGAGAGCTGCCACCGCTGCCGGTAGCTGCATTTCATACGCAGCATGGCTATGTCTGGCTCGCCGACCAGATGCGCGACTACGCCCGCGCCGCTATCGCAGCTGATCGCGCACAGCGTCAGGCCGCATTCGATGCCGCCGTCTCGCTTGCTGGCGACACCATCAACGCCCGTAACGCAGAGATCGCCGACCTGCGCGCCCAGCTTGCGGCCAAGGGTCAGGGCGAGCAGCAATCGAATCGTGAAGACTTCGCCGCATGGCTGGCGCGTGAAATGCCGCCGGGCACCGTGATCGGCGATCCGGCGTGGTGGGCGCCCCGTATTCTTCGCGCCGCCTGCGCGCCCAACAAGGTTGCCGCCGCGATTCAGTGGATCAGTACCGCGCAGCACGGCGACAACTGCTTCGTGTCGGACCACTACGAGGGCGACCCCGGCAATCGCTGCAACTGCGGCAAAGACTCGGTTCTTGAATTCTTGGAGTCGGACGCCGCGCCAGCCAGCGCACGGCCCGCCGATCTGGCATTTGCCGATGCAGTGGCCTATGGCACTGGAATCTTGCAGGGTGGTAAGCATGTTCCATATGCAGATTTCTTTATTGATCCTGCAGGCGCACAGCCCGACCAGCGGGATAGCGCAGCCGAGGCCGTTTGGACGAGCTTCGATGTCGCCTTACCTCCAGACAATACCTGTATTTTCTGGCGGCAGGGTGAGCAGACTGGCTCAGGATTCTTCTACGCTGAAGATGTAGACCAGTGGCGACCAGCGTATTGGATGCTTCCGCCTCCTCTCGCCGCAGCTCCATCCCCGGCAGCACAGCCAGCGAAGGAAATGGATGTGAATCGGATGAAAACGGATGAGATTGGCGTCCAGGCATCTCCGCCAGCTCTTAATCAAGAGGGAGGAAACAATGGTTGAATGGAAAACGTGCCAGACCTGCGACGGTAAGGGAGCCTTCTACGGCGAGACTTGCGAGACCTGCGGAGGCATCGGCAAGGTCAGCGTATCGCCCAGCACCGCCCCGACAGTCGAGGTGGACGAGCGCGCAGCGTTTGAGGCGTGGTTCACCGCGAATCGATTCGGCGGCATGAAGGACTCGATGTGGGCCGCATGGGAGGGCCGCGCTGCTCTCGCATCCAAGCCACCCGCACGAGAGGCAGCGACAGCATATGTCCCGCCTCATGTACTGGAAGCCCTGCGTGCAGGATGCAAGGTGGCCACCACATTGACGCCAGGCAAAGAGGCAGACCACACGGAAGCCGTGCAACTTCTGCCAAATAATAATTGACCACGGTTAGCTTAAGGTTTATATTGAGGCCTTAAGCTAACGAACCAAGGAAACCATCATGAACAAGATCGAAGTACGCATCCGTACCGCATTCGGGAAGGAATTCATCGACCCGATCTGCGACAAGGCGAAGCTGTTTTGCAAGATTGCCGGCGCCAAGACCCTGACCCGCAGCCAGGTGGACGACATCAAGGCGCTGGGCTTTCAGGTGGAGAACGTGCCGGAAGTGGTGAAGCTGTAGTTCTCGCGGGCGAACGCCCGCATAAAACAACAAGGGGATGCCATGAAAATGTTCAGCAAAATAATCCGCGCCATCGAGCGCAACAGCCGCCAGAACGAGCGCCGCAAGCTGGTGGAGGAACTGGAAGACATCTTCATCACGCGCAATTACAACGACAAGCGCGCCCAGCAGATCATGGAGCGCCTGGGATCGCTGCGCCGGGACGACTCCTGCGCGTACCTGAACCGCGACAAGCCGGTCAAATCGGTATCGCAGATGATCGCGGAAGACGACTGTGGCGTACCTGCCAGCTACTACCGCACCAAGCAGGCTTTTGATGATGACCTTGAAGGGCTGGTGGGTGAATGGAAGGCGCCGGTATGAAGCGCCTGGAACGCGAGATTTACGGCTTCGGGCCGCGCCTGTCCACCCGCCATGACCGGGTCGCAAGGATCGCTTTCATCGTCATGTTTGCCTCAGTGGCGGGAATGGTTGTGGGGCTGCTATGGGTATGAGTGACCGTGAATTGCTGGAACTGGCGGCAAAGGCAATCCGGCGCGAGGTGGCACGCGTTGAAGATTACGGGCTGTTTTTCGCAGACCATGACCGCGACGAATACTCATGGAACCCGCTAATGGATGATGGCGATGCGCTGCGCCTGGCGGTGAAGCTTGGAATTTACGACCTGTGGAGTGCACATCTAAAGTACATTGATCCTAGTGAAGTCGTAAGAGACCCGCTGCAGGCTACCCGCCGCGCCATCGTCCGCGCTGCTGCCGAGATTGGAAAGGCAATGAACAATGGATGACTTCCTGTTCTACAGCCTTCTTGGCTGCTTACTGGCTGGTGTCTTGATTGCCTATGCGCGGACCTTGCCCGGTTGCAGCGGCTCATGCCAACAGGGCGACAAGCCATGCGACTGCACGCCACAATAACGTGACGCATCACGAGAAAAAGCCGCGCGGGTCAGACCGTCGCGGCTTTTATCAATTCGCCTGGATCAACGAACGGCGATCAGGCTTTGACCGTCGAAAGGCGCAAATTGACGAGCGACGGACTAAGCCGGAACAGGCTTCGGAGGTGCCGCAGGTCGCTTTCTGTCGGATGGCGTCGTAAGTATTTTCTCTAGCGGCCAGCCAGCCCTTAGCCTCATCCAGATGCATCGCTCGCCTAGTCCGACCTCTCTAGCCCAGTCGGCGATGGTCATGGCCTTACCGTTGAACTCAATCCTGCGGACGTTGCGCCGATTCTTGGCCTGCTCGGCAGGCATGGCCCACTTGCAGTTTACCGGATCATAGTTTCCATCAACATCGAGGCGCTCAATGGAGTGCTGCAAAGATGGGCGCAGACCCATATCGGCGAGGAAGTTCTCAAACTTCAGCCACCGCTCACATACAGCAATTCCTCTTCCACCATAGTTTCCGTAATGAGTCGCAGACGGATTGAGGCATCTTTGCTTCATCTTAGACCAGATGACATAGGTATTCTTTTTTACCGGATCTGGATGATTATTTATTGCGTGCCCGTGCTTTAAGTGCCCGCAGCCACAGCTTTTCGTGTCACCACGCTTTACAGAGATAAGGCGGCATTCAAACTCATTCCCGCAGTAGCACCGAACTAGGACGCGGGTGTACTTCTTGATGAACCCCAAATCTTTGAGGATGGTAAGTCTATTGTAAATAGTACCAGGCGTGATATGCTGCTTAGCAGGCAAGATTAACTCCGTATAGTTAATTGTGGCTTAGGTTGATCGGCGTCTGCAAACGTCGATCAACTGATTATACTCCTTTGCGCACGTTCCTTACCTCCTCCTCATAAAGGACTGCGCAGCCCGTACTGCACCAATGCGCGAGTTTGGGGACACTCCACCCGCAATAGTGGCAGAAGCCATCGGGGACTAGCGGCTTTTCGGACAGCATCATCTTGCGGCGATCTGCTGCGGCTTGCTCGGGCGTCTTGCGGGTCATGGTCATATCAGGCGATGTTGGCGAATTTCTTGCCGGCGCGCGGGCCGATGTTGCGCGTGCTGCGGAACCAGCCCGAACACTTGCTACATTGGAAGCGCTGGTAAGAACAGGTTGCGGTATGCGCCATGCCCCGGCGCTGGAAGGTGCCATGTCCGCACTTCGGGCATACCTCGGCGGTATCCGGGTTGTACAGGCCGGCGTTCGGGATGCTGCGAATCCAGGGGCGCAGCTTGTGGAACAGCGATTCCAGCAGCTTTACATCTTGGATGTTGTAGCGACTCATGGTTTCCCAGGCTTCGGGATCGCCTGCCATGCACTTGATCCACAATTCATGCCCTTGATGCTTTTCCTTGGTGCCGAGGCCGAGCTGCTGGGCAACGTGATCGAGCTTGTAGGACTGGAATTTAAAGCTGGATTTGACGACCCGGAACAGGTCAACGGACTTGGAGGGGGATGGCGGCGCCAGGCCGGAGAGCAGCATTTCCTTGTTCAAGGTCGGCTCATCGAAGCGCCGGCCATTGTAGGTCACGATGGCATCGGCTTCGTGCATCAGCGCATGCATGGCGGCGATCATTGCCTGCTGGCCGTGGTGCTCAATCGAGGCAAAAAAGCCTTCCGGTTCATCCAGCCACTTTGCGGCCCAGCACAGCATATAACCGGGTTCCAGCAACTGACTCAATCCAACGTTCTGATCCCACAGCCCCCATACATGGGCTAAATTAGGGGCCGTTTCCACATCGAGCAGCAGGATTTTCAAGAAAACTCCTTATTGCACTCCAAGTCACTTTGTAACTGCTGGAGATTGCGCCAGCAACTCTGTCTTTCTTCCTGAATCTGCGGTGGTGCCGAACCAGAAGGCCATCACGACGCCCCAGCCGGTGCTCAGTGACCCCAGCATCAGCAGCAGCGCCTGCGAGTCCGACACCTTGAGCCAGCCTGTCATCATGCCGATGAGGATGGCGAAATATCCCAGCGTGACGCCGACAGACAGCATGGCCGGGACCGGCGAGCGCGTGGCCTTCTGCATGTCACGGGCGTCCTTGCGGTCGCCTGCCGCGATGGCTTCAAGGTCGGACGTTTGCTTGTAGCCCAGCTCCTGCATCTTGAGCGCGAACGCCTGGTCGGCATTCTTGAGCGCCAGCATCTGCTCGGGCGTGACGCCGGCCAGCACATTCTTGAGCGTTTCCTCGGTTTTATCCGACAGCCCCAGCGCCTCAGCCGCAGCACCGATTGCCGCCGAGCCAAGCGGGCCGCCGAGTGCAGCACCGATCCACGGCGCGACAGTGCCGATGAGTGCTTTCCAGTCCATCAGAATTCCCCTTTACGGATCATGTCGGTAACGCGCCTTGCACGCGCCGGTACTTGCCGCGCCCAGTCGCTGTCGAGTGCCTCATTGGCGGCGGCATCCCAGCGCGAAGCCTTAAGCAGTTCGATGGTCTTCTTGAAGTTCTGGAGCTTGTCGAGGCCAAGCTGGAAAGCCATTTGCGCCCATGCCGTCTGTCGCACTTCGTCCATCTTGCGCCACCACGGCATGGCGGCATCAAGCTCCTTTTCGACGGTCGAAATGCACCATTCGAGCAGGGCGTCGATGATGTGTTCAGGCAGGGCGCGGTCGGAGAGATTGAAGCCGACACCAATCGTCCAGCGGGGAGGATTCGCGTTGTCGAGGTACATGCGATTCTTGCGCCCCTCTTCACGGTTCAACTGTGCGGCGAGTTTTGCGCGATCCATGTACTATCCTTGAACAGTGAGTTTTTCAGCCAGCTTGCGCTGCCTGCGGTCGTAAAGCTGCACGCATAGCCAGATGATCGAAAGAGACGAGGCCACGAACGCCAGAATAGGCTGTAGCAGCCCGAAGAAACTCGCCAACGCGCCCCCGGCTGCTAGTGCGTCGAGGAAGTGGCGGATATGCTGGTCCATGCGGGCCTGTCAGTCAGAGAGTGCTGCCGGCGTTCGGCCAGGGCAGAATGGAAGGGATCTTGGCCTTGATGCGCAGCCACAGCGAGCGCGGCACCAGCAGAACTAAGGCTTGCGCGGCGGTCAGGCTCCACATGGCAGCGTTGTAGTAGACCGGCGACACGTAGCCCATGTACAGGACATAGCCGACCACGTTGGCGCCGATGGAAGCTGCCATCAGCCAGCCCATGAGCCGGCCGCGCAGTCCTGAAAGAGCGCCGGTCACAACGAAGCACAGCAGCGCGTCCATGATGGCACCGCTGAAGTGATAGATTGCCATGCCTTCTGGATCATTGGCGACCATGTCGGTTGCACATGCGTGCGCCAGCAACGCCAGCGCCATGCATGCCCCCACTTGCAAGCGAAGGGCGAGGGTGTTCATTTCTTCTTTTTACCGCTGGACTTGTCCTCGGTCGGACGCTGCTTGCCGTTGCCACCAGTTGCCATTAGAAAACCACACATCGCCTTCTCCTTATGTTAGATAGTGAACAGATACGATTGTAATAGTTCTTTATGGAAAAATGCCGGTTTATTTGATGCAAACCGGCATTTTTGTTGTTATTGGTCGAGCAATCCGCGCCTTGGATCAAACGTCTTCTGTATCGGCAGGCGCGTTCCGTTGCCGCCGTCATACAGCGGTCGGTTCAGGCCGTGAGCATCGGCAGGATTGGAGATGCCATACAGCCACATCTCGTCACCGAATTTCTTCTGCAATGCCTCCAAGTCCCTCGCCGCCTTCGCCCGCACCGATGGGCTGATGGCGTTGTCCACGATTTTCTTGAGCCGCGCCGCTTCCATGCTGGCCTCGGCAATGCGCCCCGAAACAGCCGGTTGCTGCAAGACTTCCTGGCGCAGCGGAAAATCAATGGTCGGCCAGTCGTGCGTGGTTGCCATGTGCTGTGTTGCCGGTGTCGGTGCGCGGCTGGCCATATCGCCCTCATCGGCCAGCGACAGCAGGCCACGATACGGCGGCGGCGCGGGCGGCGGCATGACCTTTGCACCGAACGGGCTTTCCTGGGCAAACCCCAGCTCAGTCGGGAAGGACACAGGCGGCACCGCATCCGGCAGCGAGTTCTTGACGATGCGCCGTGCCAGCACCGGGCTGAGGCGGTTGTACAGGTTTGCGGCACCAAACACCCCCGCCGTGGTCGGCAGGCTGGCAATCGCGCCGCCCCCCAGGATGCCGTACGCCAGGCTACGCTCTGCCGTGTTGGACGATCCCGGCTCCTTCAGGAACCGTTGCCCGACCCGCGCCAAATCGCCCAGCTCGCCCACGCCACCCGTTGCCATTGTGGTCTTGCCGAGGCTGTTGGAGGTGACGCGACCCATCAGGCCGGCTGGGCTGATGTCACCCGTGGGCGACTTCGCCACCAGCGGCTCAATCGTTTTGGCAATCGCGTATTTCTTGCGGGCGTCGAGCAGCGCCGCCATGTCTTCGGGACTGGCGATGTTGCGCTGTAGTGCGTCCTGCATGGCGCTTTGCAAGTCACCGAGGGCGCTGCGCAAGTCGCCGTTGGTCGTGCCGCGAATCTGGCGCCCGATCTTGGAATTCAAGGTGCGGAATGCGTTCCCATCGACCACGCCGCCATTCGCCGCCGCCTTGCCCTGCAACTCGCGTACGTAGTTGTTGACCACGTTTGCCACGTCTTCCGTGTGGAACTTGGCCACATCGTCCAGGTGCGAGGCCAGCGCCGAGCCAAAGCTTTCGTCCATCGGGATATGCGTTTTACCGGCAATGTCCCCGATCTTCTCGCCGGCAGCGTGCAGGGCGTCACCGTACACATCGGGTGTCAGCGCCTTGGCCGACTCATCCCCGCCGATCATCCGGATCAGCGAACGGTTGAACGCGATCTGGTTGGCTTCGTTCGGTGCGCCCGACAGCGGCACCTTGCCCGCTGCCTCGCCCGCAATCCGCATGATCTTGTTGTTTGCCAGCATGTCCGGCGTCAGAGTCAGGCCGAATTGCGCCGCCTTGTCCGCCAGTTGCGCCGTGCCTTGGTCGATGGTCGGCAGCACCTTGGCTTTACCAAGCTTGGCCGCTGCGCTCTTTGCCATGAACACTTCAGGCTCTACCGCCTGCCGTGCTGCGCTCAGCGTGCTTTTCATGGCAGGGCTGGCCGCTGCCTGGCGTACAGCCGGGGCGGCAAGGTGCGTCATGGCGTTCAGTTCGGGTCCAATCGGCAGTCCGATGATGCCCGAGTCCTGCACCACTTCGCCAAGCTTTTGCGCGATGTTCTGGCCGGTCTGCGTGCGCGGCTGATAGGTCAGGGCTTCCGCCACCTTGCCGCCGAAATCCTCGCCTTCCCGGACGCCGGCCTGCGTGCCGAACTTGCCGCTGGTGAGTGACTTTCCCATGCCGGCCACGGCGCCAATCGGCGCGGCAATCGCGCCCGATCCCAGCGCCAGCACCGGCTCGGCCAGTCCTGCAAGTTTACCGATCCACGAATCGCTGGACGGTGCCGACTTGCCCGCATTGCGGTTGCCATCCAGCGCGGACGGATCGGCACCGGGTACGCCGGCCACGGAGGCATCACTGTTGCCGAACTTGGCCCACGGACCATCAGCCGGCGCCTGGAACTTTTCCCACGGACCCGCCATCAGATTTTCTCCCATGCGTTCGGGTCGGCAGGATTGCCGCCCTTGAACTTGTAGCCATCCATGACTTGCCCCTTGAGCACCGACTTGGGCGCGGGCGCCGCTTGCGTTTCATGGCGCCCCGACACTTCCGCGCTCAGATCCTTGCGCACGGCTTTCGGCGCCGCCTGCGCCGCCCTGGTTTCACGCTGGAGCTGTTCCACCGCTGCGGCATAGGACGGCTGGTCGAAGGCGGTAGACAGCAGTTCCCGCGCGTGGTCCTTGTCCGACACGGTAGCAGCGCCACCGCGCGCCATCGCCTGCCCGTAGGCATTCACCAGCGCCGTGTTCGCCATCGCAAACTGGCGCATTGCCGGGTCGTTGACGTTGGAATTGAACAGGATTTGTGCATTGCCGAACGGTTTGAAGCCGGAGCGTGCCACCTTGGCCGACGCATCCAGCGCCAGCGGAGCCAACTGCTGCACTTCACTTGCCGCAATCTCAATCGACGCACTACGGGTGCCTGCGGTACGCTGGCCTGCTTTCACGCCCTGGAACTCGGCCACCTTGGCGGCGATGTCCGCACCGTTCAGGCCCATCTGGTTCGCCTGCTTGGCAATTTCCAGCCGCACCGCGTTCAGGTTCTTGGCACCCTGCGCCCCGCGTCCGAAGTTCTGCAAGGCGCCGGTATCGCCGGCCAGGTACTGCTGCGCCGTCATGCGGACGGCCAGCGGGTCCATTGCTTCGTCCTGATTGTCATTGGCCTGGCTCTTGTCGAAAGCCAGCCGCGCTGCCGAATTTTGGTCGGCAAACGTCATGGTTTTCTTGAACACTTGCCCAGGCGTCACGCGGTTCTTGTCCACGAACTGCTTGGTGCCGCCGAGGTCCACTTCGGTAACTTCCGGTTTCACGCCCAGTCCGGTATCCTTCCACGTTCCGTTATCCGCCAGCACGTAGTTATGCAGTTGCCCGTCGGCACCCTGCGCGGTGCGGAAGTCCGTGCTGTACTTCGGTTGCAGCTTGACTGCCGCCTCATACAGTTTATTGGCGCCTTCGTTGTCGCCGTACTTCGACCGGATCGCTGCTTCTTTCAGCAGGCGTTGCGCGGTCGCCGCTTGCAGATCTTCCGGTGCAGCAGAGACCGGCGCCGAGGCAGCAGCGGGCGCGGCCTGCTGCGGCATCCACGAGGGCATTGCCTGCCCCATGCCGGCCATCATCGAGCCGCCCATCGGGGCCGACGACGCGGGCGGTGCAGGCGGTGCCTGTTGCGGCATGGTCGTAGCGCCTACGCCCGCGCCCATCAGTTCCGAGCGGATCTTGGCTTCGCGCTCGCGGATCATCTCCTGATTCTTGAGGTCGCTTTCGGCATCCTTGAGCTTGAGGCCGGTCAACGCCTGCGCCTGCTCAAAGATCGCCCGCTTCTGCGCGAGTTCCTGTTGCGCCGTCATGGCGTTCTGGTACGAGCCGATGCCCTGCCCCAGCACCTGGCCGAAGCTGGTCGGCATGCGCGAAGGTCCCGAAGCTTGCAGCATCTGCGCCGCCGCGGCGAGCAGCCCCTGGTTCTGTTCCGGCGACAGGTTCGTCAGTTGGTCGAGTAGTCCCATATTTTCTCCTTAACCCAGCAGGCCAGGCAGGCTGATCGGCAGTTGTTGGTTGCCAATGGTCGCCGCCATATTGTCTACAGAACTCGGGGCGGCAAACATCGACGTACCGCCCGCTGGTCCGCCCATCCCTTTGAACTGGTTGTACAGCCCCAGCCCCGCCATCGCGCCGCCCAGCACATTGCCTGTCGTGTTCTGGTACACCGGGTTGGTGCTGGTCTGCGACTGGTTCGCGCCCAGGTACGGCGACAGCAGCCCATTTACCTGCGAGGCGCGGTTGATGCCCGCGTTGTCCGCGTTCTGCGCCGTGCCGTACGCCTGCCCCATCAGGCCGCTGAGAATGCCCGCGCCTGCCGTGGTCGCCTGGTTGTTCGCCTGCATCTGCTGGTTCGTCATCGCGGCATTGGTTTTACTGGCGTCCCACAGGTTGCCCACGTTCAGGAATTCGGCGGCGTTCTTCGTGTTCGCGTTCTGGATCGCGGTCGCGTACTGCTGCCCGCCGAGTCCTTGCGTGGCCGACAGTTGGCGGTTGCGGTCGGCGTCGTACGCCCCGGCCTGCGCCGCGACGGCTGCATCCGTGTTGTTCTGGCCGAACTGCGAAGCCGCGCGCGCCAGGTTCGTGTTCATCGAGTCAATCGCCTTGCCTTCGGCCAGCCCCTGGCGCGAGCCGCCATACTGCCCGGTCAGCACCGAATTGCCCCGGATCGAGCCGAGTACGTCCTGGGTCGCGTTCTTGGCGTCCGTCACCATGTTGCCGAAGGCGTTGGAACTCTGGTTGATACCCTTCTGGATCGCCCCGGTCAGGTACGGGTTATTCCCCGGCTGGCCGTTGATGAGGCTGTCGTAGGAGCCGGACAGGTTGATATTGTTCTGACCCGGCGCCTGCACTTGGTTGCCCACCGCATAGCCGAGCAGATCGGCCATCTTGGCGTCCTTCGGCTGCATCAGGCCGCTTGCCGCGTTCTGGATCTGCCCGAAGCCGGAACCGCCGTAGCTGTTCAGGTAGTCGCCCGCGCTCTTGCCATAGCCCTGCAAGGCCGCCGATTGCGGCTGATCCAGATAGCCCTGGTACTTGTCGAGCAGGCCGCCCGATCCATTCTGGCCAAACAGCATCTTGTCCAGGCGCGGATCGAGTTGCTGCTGTTGCGTGCTGGTCTGTTGCGACGGACCTTTGCCGCTCTTGTACGCGCTATACGCGGTGGCGCCGGCACTTGCCAGTGCTGCTGCCGTGGTTGCGGAAACTCCGAACATTTATGCTCCCTCGCAGGTTAATTGATTGCAGTAAGCGATGTACTCGTCATACGATTGCGCGAGTACCTGCTCCTCGATCTTGTCGACGTCCACCTCGTCGGTGGCGATGATCGTGATCCATGTCGTATCTTCATGCGCGTAGCCGACGCGCTTGGTGCCGGGCGCCGATACCATCGTTGCAGGACCGGTGATGCGCTGGATACCTTCTTCGGTGTAGATCGAAATGTCGCCACTGATGACAATGTTCAGGTGCGAGATTTTCTTGATATGCCCGACGAGGACCGTCCCCTTCTTGATGACGCCTTGGCGCGCATACAGCCCCTTGGCATGGAAATGCTCGACATCAATCTCAACCTGTGGGCAAGCCAGCATGACCTCCTGCAATCGCTCGATCTTGGCCCGCGCGACAGGCGAATCGACTTCATGCTCCACGATCCGCGCCGGCTTCTTTGCGGGCGAATTCAGGGCAGGGATGCTATAGGTGAAGTTGGTGATCTGCATTTCCGTATTGTAATGCTATTTCATCCAAGAAAGACCCATGCGGCCCCGTCAAAACGGTACAAACCTGCACCGCTGCCGGGATTCCAGCTTGTACCGTCCGCATAGCGCCGCATGCCCTGCCTTGGCTTCGCGGGCGCCGCGTACGTCACCGGATCGAAGCCATCGGCCACGGCATCAATCGCCGCTTTCAGTTTCGCCAGCTCCTCGCGCAGATACCGCTGCAATTGCGCGGGATCGCTCGGCGGGTCGGCGGGCTGGTAGCTGTTCGCGTAGACATTGGTCGGCTTCATTTAGTACGCTCCTGCATCGGATACCTCGGCCACGAAAGAGTCCAGCCGCCAACTGAACGCGGTCCCCGTTTCCAGACGGATCGCCAGGTATCTCCCCGACACGATCAGGTCACAGGTGGTCGTCTGCCCGATGGTGTACGTGCTGGTGGTCCAGACCGGCTCATCGTCGGGATTCGCCGCGCTGCCCACTTTTACGATGACCGTGCCGCCCTTGTTGCCGCTGATGCGGGGACGGATGCCGGACACCATCTTGATGCGGTCGGGCGCGTCGAAGTGCAGGCCACGGCGCTCGAGATAGGCGCTTGGCAGGGAGCCATCGAAGCTGGCCGAGGCGTCCAGCAGGTACAGTTTCGTATCGGCGCTGCCCATCATCACGCGCGCAACGTCCGGCGTGTAGTCGGGGCCATTCCACGCCGTCAGGTCGGTGGACCACGGATCGCTGTCTTGGTTCCAGTTGCCGGCAAGCGAGTTGTCCACAGGGCCGAACGCCGCATGGTTCACTCGGGGCAGGGTACGGAACGACACGGTCTTGTCCACGAAGTTATACACAAGGCACTGATCGCAGGTGTCCGAGCCAATCGATGGATACGCAACGCAAATCTCGTTCAGGAAGGGATTCTTGAACACGAACACCTTGCCCTTGTTCTCGACATCAATCGACTGGAAGAACGTCCTACGCGCTTTCTTGTCGAGCACCGATTGCGCCGTATAGCCATCGTGGATGACCACATCGAAGCCGGTCACGGCGAAGTGCAGCGCCGACATGCCGGCGTCGAATTCCACCGCGCAATTCATGTTCAGCAGGCCCGACATGCCCGACACTTTTCTACTCTTCAGGACGAAGGCGCCGCCGATGTAGTCGATGGCCCAGGTGCTCGATTCCTTGTAGACGATGAAGGAATCCTTCAGCCCGAGGCCGTCCACGGTCGCGTCCTGCCCTTCGGCGAGGTCGAATTCGCCCGCGTCCTGGGTGGCGTCCGCTTCGTTCCACGTGGTCGGCAGGGAACCGGCCACGGCCAGGCTCGACCACTTGAGCATGTACGGGTAGTTCACGCCCGATTTCGTCACGTTCAAGGCGATCAGCAGATTCTTGTACTGCCGCAGCACCTTGCACGAGGTATTTGCCGGCCATGCGGGCAGGTCCACGAATTTATGCGTGAGGTTCTGGTCCCAATACATCGGCGCCTTGCCATCGCCCGCGTTCAGGATCGGGATGCCGCCGAATACAAACCCGCTCCACTTGTTCACGCTGCCGACACGGCTTGTCGCATGGCTGATGTCGGTATGCACCGATGCGCCGGTCACGTTCGACACGGCGTACTGCTTGCCTGCCGTGGCGTAGATCCAGTACCGGGCTGCCCCCACGTTCGCCGGCATCAGGTATTGCGGTGCCTGCGGTGGCGTCAGATACACCTGCCCGTAACCGAGGAATTGCATCGCGGCGCCGTCCAGAAAGCGGATATTGCTGGCATCCGACCACGCGCCGGCAGGCAGTTCCGAGGGTGCAATGTCCTTGATGACGCCAATCGCGCCGGCCTGGTTGAAGGGGATCTTGTTCGCCATTATCGGTAGTAGGAGATGGTGAGCGAGCCGCCAGCCGGCACAACAATCGGATACGCGGTGTTTTCCGTGACGGCCACATCGGTGAAACTGGCAGGCGTTGCGGGACCGGCCACGCCCCCGGCAAACGTCTTGCCGAAGGCAGTCGTGTCGGCCCCGGTGCTGGCGGGGCTTTGTTGCACAGCAATCGTGTAGCGCCCGTAGTTCGTGCTGGAATTGGCTTGCGTCAGGTTGCCGGAAGTCGTGGAAATGGAGGCCGAACCGGTACCGCTGACAATGACGCTGATGGCGGTATCGTAGTAGGCCGTGAGGTCGCTGCTGTCGATCTGGTAATTGCGCGACGTATAGTTGACGGTTCGCACGCCGGCGCCATCGAACAAGGTTGCCTGATTCGCCCCGAAGCTGCCCGCCGACGCCGCGCTGATCGGCACGCCGCCCGACGAGGACACCAGCGAGCAGAAGAACAGGTCCAGCGTCTGCGAAGCAAACACCGCCGCCGCCCCATCCTGCCCCTTGCCAGACAGATTCACCCTCGACACGCCATACGGGACCGTGAACGTGGTGTTACTGGTAAAGGTCTGCGTCACCAAGCGGCGCGAGCCGGTGATGAGCGCGAGCATCCACGGCGCCATTACGCGGCCTTCCCGTACACTGTGCCGTCGCCGAAGGAGAACAGGGCGATGCGATCCGTCCCCGACGCTTTTAACGTGATGCCCGACGCGGCGAAATTCGTCGTTTCCGAGCCGTCCGCCTTGATCCACGTAATGCCGGTGGTGGTCAGCGAATATGCCCCGCCGTTGATGAGGCGCAGCAGCACGCCCGCCAGGCGGTTACTCGGCCAGCCGGTCGAGGTAATCGAGCAAGCGCCGGTAATCGTCAGGGTCTGGCCTTCGCCGTCCGTGTAGTTGATGACCTGGGCCGTGGTGCCGGAGTTGCCCTTGGCCTTGATCGGCTGGCCGCGCAGATCCACGCTGGCAAACGTGCCGCCGCCCTTGAGGAATTTGTCGGCATTCGCCGGATCGTTGACGCCGGGGATCGTCGCGGCAAGCTGGGCCGCTGCAATGTCCTCGGCGGTTGCCACGTTGGTCTTGCCGTGCAGCAGGCTCAGTTCCGCAGCGGTCGCCGTGACAGCGGCATTGACGTTCGGGAACGTGTTCTTGATCGCGGCCTTGATGTTGCGTAGATGGTCGTCGCCCGCGTTCTTCGGCTCGGCGCCGGTCGGCCAGGCCGGGTTCAGGTCTGCAATGGTGGTAACGGTTTCGATTGCCATGTTAGCCTCGGTTGTTATCGGTACGGACGCACATGCTCGCCGCCGTGGTCCAGTCCGGCTTGTTCACGGATTCCAGCGCGATCAGGTATTTCTGCTCCCACTCGGCGCGGTCCTCGCGGTTCTTGGTGTAGCTGCACAGCTCGACCATCGACGCGGCAAGGTAGGCGTTCGGGAAATTCTCGATCAGCCAGTTGGTGCCTGCCGAGTCGGCCAGCGCCGGCACGTATGCCCGGTAGGCCAGGCTCAGCGTGTAGGCGCCATCGGGAACCGGCCCTAGGTAGATCGACGGACCCACGACCGTATAGCCGCGCGGCGCGCCCCCGGTCTGGTCGGGGAACTTGGCGTTGAACGGGTCCGGTGCGTAGTAGTCCAGCGGCCCATGCTCCGCCAGCGACAGGGAACGAATCTCGGCGGTGTCAATCGGCACCGCGACGGTCGAAACGCCGGCTTCGGTCATGATATTGACCACGGCTTCCTGATGGCGGGATTCCAGGTCCGCGTTCAGGCGCTTTTCGGCCAGCATCACAAAATCCGGCATCAGGTCGGCAAGATCCGTGCGGTTGCCGCTCCACTTGGCGAGCGCGGACAGCAGCCAGGCATAATCCCGCTTGGAGGCGCTGGCGATGGTTTGCGCAATGATCGTCATGGCATGCCTTTAATAAACGGTGCGTCCGGTTTCGATCCACTGACCATAGGCCGAGGAATACACAAGGTCCATCGACTGCACGAGGCCAGTGCTGCCGCCGATCTGGACACTGGCAGCGCCACCGGCAAAGCGGATATTGGTGTTAAGCAAAATGATTGACCACGACATGCCGATCAGCGTGATCTTTTGCCCATCGACTGCCCCGGTTTTGTCAAGGACGCAGTTGGAACGCACTGCGCCGGCGCCGGTCACGAACACGATTTCGGAGGCTGGGGTTTTCGTCTGCCCGTCTGCCGTATAGGAAAGCGTGGTCGGCGTGCTGGCTGCTTTTTGATAGGTGACGGCCTTGCTGCTGTCATCTAGTGTCAAAAGCGTGTCTCCGCTCGGCCCCTTCAGTACGCGCTGCGTCGTGCTGGCGTAACTGTCAACCCAGCCATTGCGCGTCTCGAAGTTGGACGAGGCGTCATCGATGACACAGTTGGTCGCCGAGGCTGAATATACAGTCGCCACGTTGTCGTAATGATTGTGCCGCGCAGTGAAGGAGCGGTAGGTGTTGACCGTTGCGCGCGAAACAATGGCGAAGTTGTACAGTTCAAAGTAGTTGTTACCGTCGATGACCTCACCGAAGACGTTGGCGCCCAGGTCAATCGCCGTCCCCACTTTCGCGCCAGCCGTGCCGGTGGCAGACTGGAACAGGCAGCGCGAGTAGGAATTGCCGCCGCCGCGCACCATCCTGACCGGGTAGTCGCACAGGTGCTGGTTTCCGGTGAACTTGGTGGCAGTGATGCCGTTCGTGCTGTAATCGTCAATGTCGCGCGCAAAGGCGTACCCGGCAGCACCGAAGTGGTTGCCCTCAATGCGGTGCGTATAGGCGCCAGAGACAAACCCGGCATCGGGGTCCTGATCGGTCAGCACGACCGCCGTGCCGGATTGCGTAACCGCAGCCAGGAAGCGGTTATCGTGCATGTAACACCATCCAGCATAGATCCGCGCGCAGATATTGCTGGCTGAGCCTGGGCGGAACAGGATGCCCGATACTTCTGCCAGCGCCGCAGCCACACGCAGCAAATCGTGCGTGCTGCCAGCCGCAGTCGTCAGGTAGGTATTCTGCTTCGATTCTCCGAACAGGCGCTGACCGGTCGTGGCGATCTTGAGCGGCGCATTGATCCGGTAGACGCCGTTCGGCAGATAAACGCTGCGCCCGGTGTTGAGTGCCGCCTGAATCGCCGGCTGGTCGTCGGTCGTGCCGTCGCCTTTGGCGCCGAAGTCCTTGGCACTCACCACATCGCGCAATCTGTCCTGCACCGTACGCAAGGCAGCGCCAGTGCCAGACTGCATGAACGCCACCAGCGACGAGCCAGTGCCTGACGCCAGATCGCCCTTGGTGGCATACGGGTTATCGTCGGGATCGGCCAGTACGACCTTGCGCGTAAAAGTGGCAATGCGCAGGCTGGTAAAGGTTTCCGTGTACTCGCCGTTCGCGGCGTAGTAGCCGTAATACCCGTTCAGGTCGGTCTTGATCGGCTGCGCCAGCGGCGTCACGCCATTGTCGGAATACAGGGATGCCGGCAGGCCGGTCTTGTCGTCAATGACGGTGATCGACACATCGGACAGCGGTTGCAGGGAATTGCCGTTGAGGCGGGCGGCGACGTTTTCTTCGCGTCGTTGCATGGGGATGAATCCTTTCCGGCGCCATCACGGCGGTGAGAAATCGTATAGCGGTATTTTACCGCAGGGCATTATTTGCTTGCGTAAATATCTACAGCTTGCCCTTCCAGATCCTGAAAGCGGCGTTGGCCGGGTCGTTGCAAATGCGTTTCATGTGGACCGGGTTGCGCATCACTTCGGCAAACGTCACGCCGTGCTCATTGCAGTACTTCTCGATGATGACGTTCGGGATTTTTGCCGCGTGCCGCATGTCTGCCGAACCGACATTGCCGATGGCCTGCTGCTGCTTGGCGTATTCGGCAATCGGGGTGCAGTCCTGGGATTGCGCAATGATGAGCTTGCCGTCGTACTCGGCAAAGCTGGTGCGCAGTTGGTCCTGCTGGCGTTTCTGTTGGCGGGCGGCGAGTACGGGGTTCAACATGGCTCCTTGTTAGCGGCGGCCCTTGCGGCGGGACCGGGATGATTTGGCGGAGGACACGTTACCTGGCACCACATGCGGCGCGGCAGCAGGAACAGTCACCGTTGCCGTGCCATTATAGTTTCCATCAAGCACGCTTGTCGCCTTCACCGTGATGGTTTGCGCCGATCCGGTGGCGCCTGGCGCGAAGAACACGCCTGCCGCGTTGATCGAACCGCCCCCGGCCACAATCGACCATGTGACGGCTTGTGAGGGCGAATTGGTTCCCGCGACTGTTGCTGTGAACACTTGCGCATCGCCCCCGGCCACCGTGGCGGTCGAGGGGGAGACGGTCACGCCGGTAACAGTCGGGGCCGCGCCGAGATTCGCCGACGATTGCTCATCGAGAATCGCGTTCGCCCCGTTGAACTGGTTCGACAGGACGCCGGCCATCAGCTCACGCCCACCACGCCACAGAAGGCTTTGGTGCCATGCGTTACCAGCAATGTCCCGTTCGCCCCCGGCGCCAGGGTCGTGCCGGTGATATTGAGCGTCATCACACCGCTGGCGTTGGTCGTGCCGGCGCTACCTTTGACGGATGGCGCGCCCAGCGATGCGGTGCCGGTCTGGTCGAACAGCGCCCACGACACGCCGGTCAGGCTGGCCCACGGCACGTTACTCGTGTTCACCAGCGTGATGCTCAGGCTCGTCGCCACGGCGGCGGGAATCGAGACAGTCGCGGTGCCGGCCTTGGTGCCGTCCGCTACGCTGGTTGCGGTGATCGTGGCCGACTGGGCCGAACCCGTTGCAGCGGGGGCGGTGTACAGGCCGGTAGAGGCGTTGATCGACCCTGCCCCGGTAACGCTCCACGTTACCGACTGCGAAGGCGAGTTTGTGCCATTCACCGTGGCCGAGAACTGGCGAGTAGTCGAGCCGCTGACGGTGGCCGACGAGGGAGACACGGTGACGCTGGTCACGGTCGGGCCTGCCGCCTGCTCGACATTGAATTGCGCGATGGACGAGTTGGACTGCTCGGAACTGTAGGCCCATTTGTTATTCGGCGCGACCACAAAACCGTAGGGACCGCCGCTGCCAACGCGGGCGCCCGATGGGGAGCGGGTGTTGACGGAACCAGGCGTCTTTGCCGTCAGCAGACCGGTACTGACATTCCGGTCATATTGCGTGACGAGCTGCGCATCGCTTTGGGCGACGTACAGCGTCGTGTTGCTGGCGTCCTTGGAAACATCAATGTTCCAGGGGCCGCCATTGTTGTCGGTAGTCTGCGCGGGGCTTGCCAGGGCCGTCAGGTTGTTGGTCGAAGGGTCGCGCGAGTAGACGCCGGTCAGGTAGTTCGCGGAGTCGCAGGCGACATACACGAACAGGCCGTCATTGGTGCTGACCAGCGCGTTCGGGAAGTTCGACGGCGAGGCGACAAACGGGGTAGAGGTCGGCGTCAGCACGCCGCTGACCTGATCAAAGCTGAAGCACATGACCCGCGTATTGCCGGTGCTGGCGATATACACGCCACAGATACCGGAGGCATCGGGCGGCGTGATCGTCACCCCCTGTGGAGCAGAGCCGCAGGCGTAGGATGTTCCCGTTCCGAGATTGCCGATGGTGTCGAGCGGGTAGACCACGACCGTGCTGTTGCCATACATCGGCACGATGGCGAATTTCGAGTTCGGGGAAATCGCAACCCCATCGGGCGAGCTTGCCAACGCGCCAGGGGCTTTGCCGATGCCGGTTAGCGATCCGTCAGTCTGGTTGATCGAGTAGGACCAGACCTCGCTGCGGCCTCGCGCGGCGACAACCAGAAACTTGCCGTCGGGCGTCACCTTCGGCCAGCGTGCATTGCCGGCACTAATGCCAGCAACGGTGCCAGTACCAATTGGGGACAGTTGACCTGTGCCCTGGTCAATCGAGAACTGCGCCACGCCATACGGAGTGGCCGCCAGGACGGCGTAAAGGTATTTGCTTTGCGGATCGACCGCCAGGCCGTAGGGGAAGCTGCTTGCCGGCACGGATGCGCTCGGCGTTGCCATCAAGGTCAGCGCACCGACGCTCATTTACAGCCCCTCGCCTGCGGTAAAGAACAGGGTGGCGGTGTTGCCGGTGTCGCAGATCGCAGCGACCTTGGCCTGCACGCCCTTGGTGAACAGTTCGGTATTGCCCGCAGCAATCGGCATCTTGGCAGTGGTCGAGGTCACGCCGGTGCCGCCGAATTGCAGATAGGCGATGTTCGGGCCGGCGTTGAACACGCGGACCACGGAGGAATTCGGATCGAGGGACACCGAAGCGCTTGCGGCAGTCGCGGCAAGCTGCACGGTGTCAGCGCCACTCGGCGCAAAGGTCTTGGTCTTCATGGAGTCCCTTGTAAAAGCAGCCCCCGAAGGGGCCGCTCAGGTTGCCGATTACGACAAATCGAGGATGGCGCCGTTCGCTTTCGGGTTCTTCGCTTCCAGGGTGTACTCGACGATGATCTGCTTGCGCGTTGCATCGCCGGTCTTCGCCAGGTCCTGGGTGAAGAACGGGCGCAGGTAGGCCACCGCCCACATGTCGGGGTCGAGGACGAACACATCGCGGGTACGCATGCGGCGGTTCGGCACCGCTTTCAGTTCGCCGAAGTCCGACACGTACACGTCCACCGCTGCGGTCACGCTCTTGTCTTCCGACTTGTCGAAGCGGGTCGAGCCGCCAGTGAAGGCCGAGAAGTTCTGCTTCTGGATCGGCGGCATCATGATGACGGACGGATTGCCGCCGGCGGTGTAGACCTTCTGCGCGATGTCCTTGATCTGCGACTCGGCGAAAGCGCGCTGGGTGCCATCGGTCTGTGCCACGTTGGTGACGTAGTTCGGGGCGACGTAGCCCGAACCAGCGTTCACGTTGTCGCCAGCCCAGCCGACCAGACCACGCGACTGACGCGGGGAGCCGGTCGTGGCGGTGCTGTTCTGGGTCAGGCCCACTTCCATGTCGTTGCGCAGCTCCAGCGACTTGAGCATCATCTGGTAGCCCAGCTCCGACTTGCGGCCCGCCGAGGTCACGGCTTCCTGCGAACCCGACACCGAGACGGTCTTGGTGCTGATCTGGGTGTAGTTGTTCAGGCGCACAGTCGGGGTGACAGCGGCGGCGGTCGCATCGTCGCCTTCGGCAGCGGCGTTGTTGGCCGGCGTTGCCAGGTCCTGGGTCTGCCATTCGTGCTTGACGCCGGTCGCCTTGTTCTTGCCGATCATCGACATGAACGGGGTGTCGGTCGGGGTGATGCGGTAGATAATCGTTTATGTTATCGGCAAGCTCTTTATCTTGCCTTCTAGAACTTTCGAACTAGACCAGACTATATCATCCCATTACGGGTCGGGCGCTCGTGGGCGGAGTATCGTTTCCTCACCGCCTAGTCGTTGAACCTTCACCACCCCTGGCCCTTGCGGGTTACATGTGGTGCTCGGCTGCTGATTGCCCAATCCGACAAATTTTCAAACATTCGCGCTCACCGTTGCCAGTCACGCTGTAGTTTTGTCGGCTCTAAGGGGTTTCCAGCAATTCACCCAATTTTCAATGATGCCTAGTGTGATGACACTTAGGGCAGAGAACTTCGCTATTCGCAGGATCAAACCGATGCTCAGGAAACTTGGCAAACGACTTCACATGATGCACATGAAGCTTTACCTTTACTCCGCAACATTCGCAAGTCTTCCCATCGACTACGCCGCACTCTTCACATTTGTGGCCTGCACGTTCCAGAGCTTTTTGCTTCCACTCTCGCGCCTGCCAACTGTTTCTCGCGCGGCGGTTAATCTCAGTGAGACCGCCTTTCCAGTTCGGGTTTTTCTCTCCGTACGCAGCATTGGCTATCAGCGACTTCCTGATGTTAGCCTTATGCTCGTCCGTGAAAACACGCCCTGGCCTCAATCTATGGTTGCGGTGCTCCGTCAGTTCTATTCCATGCTCTTTAAGGCGATTAAAAACTACTGTCTCGCCTACTCCGAATTCCAGCGCAATATCACGCATGGACTTCGTTTGATACATGGCCTCCAGTACTTGCTTCGGCGGGTCGAATGTTCTTCGGCCCCCTGCCTTCTTCGCCGTGATCCCGTGGCGCTTTAGGGCTTTTCGCACTGTCTCCGGATTAACCGAAAACTGCGCGCCGATTTGAGCACAAGAGTAGATCTGATAAAGCCGTTCTAATTCCTGCTTCGGTAAATCAAACTTCGCTGCGACTGCCATTCTCGCCCCCACTAAACATCAAGGGGACTATTATACTATCAATCCGACAGATCTTCGCGATTACCGACAGCAGCGCCGGTTTGATAAGTATTGGTTGGTGCAGCCATTTGTAAATCTCCTATAGCCTCTCGGCATATGAAACTAGGTTGAATTGTAGCAAGTTTCCTTGCCGTACTGCGTAAATATTAATCGCCCAGGAATGCTTCAAACGCCTTGGCGCCCGCTTCACGCGAGCCGGTCTTGGCGAGATTGCGCATTGCCGAGGTGCGGCCATCCGTGGCCTTGATCTGCGTGGTGCCGGGGCGCTCGACTTTCGCCGGTGCCTTCGCCACCACAGTCTTTGTTGCTTTGGCGCGCTCCAGAAGGGCGTCATACTGCATCGCCTTGCGGGCCATCAGCACCAGGCGATGATCGCCCAACGCGCCGATGTCCTGATCGCTGAACTCCTGCGTCTTGAGGTAGTCCTTGATCTTGCTTGACTCTTCCTTCGCTTTCGCCGGGTCCTTCCATTCGGGAAGCTTGGCGTGCAACTGTTCAAGCTGCTTTGCCTGGTATTCCCGCGCGGCGGACTCGTGTTCCTGCTGCCGCTCGCCGTCGATCCGTTGCAGTTCGGCCTGAGCTTTGGCGAGGTTCGCTTGCCTTTCTCGGAAGGTGCGCTCCAGTGCCATGTACTCGACCGGATCACTGCGAAGCAGTTCTTCGGTTAGCGCCTTCGCCTGTTCCGCCAGGATGGTTTCCGACGTGATGGCGAAGTTGTTCAACTGCTGCGCGTAGTTATCGCGCTCGGCCTGTGCCTTCTGGCGCTCGGCGGTGGCGGCTTTGCGTTCTTCCGCTGCCTCCATCGTCTTTTGCGTGTAGTCCTTCTGGCGCAGGCCGTTCTTGTAATGCTCTGCAATCTCGGCCTTGGTCATCTGCACCGACTTGCCATCAACATCGATGGTGAAGGTGTCAGGCTCGGCGTTCGACTGCTCTTGTTCGCCTTCTTCCGCGTTGTTCTGGTTGGCGCTTGCAGCCTCATCGGCTAACAGGCGCTCCGCTGCGGCTTCGGGCGATTCTTCATTTGCTGCTTGCTGCGCTGGTTGGGCGCCGCTTTCCTCCGAATTTTCGTCGGAAAAGAAAGAGGAAAACGAATCAACTAGCGATTCCGTGCTGGATTCAGTTGCCTGATTGTCCAAGGTTGCTCCTTACACTGCGACGATATCGCCGCTCGATACCTGATAGGCGGGATTGCCTATCAAAACTTCTGCATGCACGCCGTTGCCAAGCTCGAACAGGTCGCCGCGCGCTTCGGGATACCAGCAGCGCACCACCTGCCGCTTCTCGGCCCGCATCGCATCGATGACCGTCAGCCAGTCAGCACGCCGTGCGCCCGTTCCCGCGCCAACTGCTGCGCCTGGTAGTCCAGCTCCGTCCGGGCGATCTTGCCATCCGTCAGCATCTCCGACAGGTGCATCTGCACCCGGTCGGTCAGCTTGAGCAGTTTCCAGAGTTCTTCGCGGCCTTCCGGGTCGCTTGCGGGGCTGTTCATCCATGCTTGGGTGTACTCCTGTTTCATGCGCTCGATGGCGAGTTTAAAAGCTTCGTTTTCCAGCACCTCGCGGGCGCGGTCGGCGTCATAGATGCGTTGTTCAAGCGTCGCCATCGTCGTCCGCCATGTCCTTGTTTGCTTCGTCCTCGGCAGCAGCCAATGCGGCATCGCCCTTCTGCTTCGCGGTGATCTGCGCAATCACGATGCGCGAGTTGATTTCCTGCTCGGTCTTCCAGCGTTGGAATTCCAATTCCTGCGCACGCTCCTGCATGCGGTTGCTTTCCTTCAGTTGCGCCAGTTCCGACTCGTACTGCACTTTCAAGGCGTGCATCTGCGCCTCGACTTCCTGGCGCGCACGATCCGTCTGCATCTGCGCCTCGGACTGCACCTGGACCTCGTACTGTTTCAGTTGCGCTTCCATCGCGGCCTGCTCCTGCTTGGCTTGTGCGTCGAGTTGCGCCTGCTGCGCTTTCAGTTGCACATCGCGCTGGTGCTGCTGGTCCTGCAACTGCGCCTTCACGATGGCCGGGTCCTGCTGCGGCTGCTTCGGCGGCATTTTTGACGGATCGGTGAAGAACTCGTCGCCATTCTTGAAGCCCAGCGCGTTCGTTAGGCGCGCGCTCAGCTTGAAGGCGTTTTCCGGCGTGGCGTAGCCGATTTGCAGCGCCTCGACCTGCTTCTGGCCCAGCATCATCAGGTGATTGACTAACTGGTCTTTGTTGCCGGTGCCGAGTCCAACATTGATGTTCAGGGCAAAGTGGTTGGTCCACTCGCGCGGATCGACGTTGACCCACTCGCCGCCGATCTTGACCATCTCCGCCTTGCGCTGGTATTTACTGACCAGTTTCAGGATCATGTAGCCAAGCTCGGACCATCCCGTTTCCGCCATGAAGCGCGAGATGGATTCGACGCGCATGTCGGCGCGGTTGGTGATGATGTTCGCTTGCGTCGCGGTCTGCTGGAGCTGGTTGCCGTTGCCGCCCTGGGTCTGGCGGGTCCAACCGGTCGCTTCTTCCGACTCGATCTGGAAACGGTCCATCAGCGCCATGGCGCCGGCAGTGTCGCCGATGCCCTGATCCAAGCGGCCAACGTCGCCAGGACCATCCACGCGCACCACGCCGCCAGGGCGGCTGCTCAGGAGATCGTCCAGATTGACGCGGCCCTTCACGGCGAAATAGCGCCCGTTGACCTGCAAATAAATGTTGTCGAGTTGGGCGCGGGTCAGGCTGGTCTTGATCTTCTGGTGCTCGATTGCCAGGTCAGCAGGGCAAAGGCCGTAGAACTGGTGCGGCATCGGGATCGAGCCAAGATCCACAAACGGCGGGGCGTCGAATTCGACATTTTCCAGCACCTCGGCGCCGCATTTGACCACCTTGCGCCACTCGGGGATGCCGTCGCCATCGAAGTCCACTTGCACGTAGGATTCGACCACCCACACTTCGCGCATGGATTCGTCCGGCGTGGCATTGTCCACGAAGGTAGACGCCACATCGTCGTCCACCCATTCCATGCGCTGGGTGCGCTCCAGGCTCTGCTCTGCCCCGGCATCGTCGGATGGCAGCGTGTCGGGCAGGGTATAGCCCGCCTGCTCAAGCTGGGCAATCGTGCGCTTGAAGCGGTGCGCGACGAAGGGCGAATCCTTGATGGACTTCGCCTTCTTGCTGATGAGGAATTCTTCGGGCGGCACGTTCTCGATGCGGACCCGGCCACCCGTTTTTACGCGCTTGACCACCACATCGTAGAGTTCGGGGACCGGCTGCGCCTGCATCGCGGCGAACTGCTGTGCGGCTTGCTGGTATGCTTGCGCGGCTTGCGGATCGGTTTGCGCGGCCTGTGCCATCTGGCTCAGTTGCTGTTGCGCCTGCTCCAGCGCCTTTTCCTTCTGGCGCGCGGCGTCCTCGTCCTCATACGCCTTCTGCTCGACAATCTCCACTTCGTGGTCGTCCAGCAGCAGCGTCACCTGCTCGATGGTCTGGCCGGTGTATTCCTCGCGCGTTTCCACGTCCGAGTTGTCCCACCAGACCTTGATGATGCCCTTCTTGATCGTCAGCGCCTCACGAATCCATGTGGCGGCGATCTGATAACCCGGATTGCTGTTGCGGAAGATATGGTTGACGTAGGCCGAGATGAGTTTCGCCTTCGGCTCGTCGCCTGGCTTCGTTTCCTCAAACTCGAACACGTTGTCCGAGCCGTAGAAGGTTTTCAACAGCGGGCCTTCCATGCCGAGCACGGTATTGCGCACGGTGGTATCGACCACGCGCGAGCGGCCATCGATCTCGGGCGGCGCCAGTTCTTCCTTGGCCTCGGCCATGAAATAGTACATCGCGCGGCGGCGCTGCTGCTCCAGCTTGCCGTCGCCATAGCCGAATGACTGCCTCATCTCGTTGTCGATGAGGACAGCCAAGTCCTGTTCAGTCAGTCGTTTCTTGTCGGCCATTTTCTGTGCGGCGCTTCACAGCGGACGCATCCATGCGATTGGTTGGGATTATATTACGATTCGGCAATCTTGCTGTAAAAAATTACGCATAGTTCAATTTGCCGTATGACAGGTTTTCGCCCCACTCGTCATTGCTGAGCTGGTCGGCAACAATCGCCATGTAGCGGAAAGCATCAGCGCCATGTGAATACTGGTCGTGCAGAGGCGTGGCGCCCTGCCCGGTCTTCTGGCTGATATTCCAGCGGTAACGCTTCAAACACTCGACCAGGCGGGCGGCGCGCTCCTTGTGGAAGTACACGCGCGGGAAGACTTCGCGGGCGCGGTCGATGCCGGTATTCACGGTCATATTCGGGATCTGCACAACGTCCCAGCCAAGGCCGCGCAGCACGGTGGCGTCATCCTTGCCGGTCTGGTGGCGCGTGTGAAAGCCATCGTGTGGTAGGTACAGTTTGCCCCAATTCATCGGCTGGTCATCCAGGCGCAAGTCCTTGAGTTCGCGGCTGTAGTCGGCCAGGATACGCTGCGTTCCCTCGATGTAATGGATGACGCGGAGTTCAGAGGCGACTTTCTGCACCAAGATCAAGGTCATGGCGTCGGCCATACCCAAGTCGAAGATGACATGCGTTTTCAGGCTGGCATCGTGCGGCACTTCACGGATGCGGCCCGCTGCGGTCGTCGCGCTCATCGCCTCAAAATAGATTGCGCCCTCGACAGCCGGCTTGCAGCGACCTTCCCACACATGGTCATAATCCGCCTGTGCCATTGTTGCCTTGGCGTGCAGTCGCTCCTGCTCCAGCACAGCGGGGAACCAGGGATTGTCTGACCAGTTCATCAGCACCGACACGCAATCGGGCGGCGGATTGGTTACGAATCGCTCATGCGTCGGGTCGGTTTCAAGTTCCGGGTTATACGTTACCCAAATCTCGGAGCCTTCCTTTCGGATCGTCGGCACCAGTGTCTTCCATGACTTCTCGCTGATCGCCTGTGCTTCCTCGCACCAGACAATATCGACACCCTCGAAGGACTTCAATGCGGTGGCGGTCACATCGGACAGGCCGGAGAAGTAAAACGTCGAGCCGTTCTTGCAACGGATTTCGGTGTTGAGAATCTCAAACTCAGTCGCCAAACCCATCGAGCTAATTTGATCGCTCAAGAGTTGGTGCACAGATTGCTGGATCGACTTCTGGATTTCTCGCGTGCAAAGGATGCGAGTTGTGCTGGACAGGGCGCGGATAATCAGCGCGCGGGCAAAGCTCCATGACTTGCCAGAGCCGCGACCGCCTCGCGCCACCTTGTAGCGGTGTGGCTCAAACAGGAAGTGCAGCTTCTCCGGGAATTCGATGTTGAGGTTCATGCCTTGGGCGCCACCAGCGTGACCGTAATACCGCTCACCAGATGCTCACCATTCGGGCCGGCGCCGCTCACTTGCAATGGCAACAGCTTCGGGTAGATGGTTCCCCAAAACACGCGCTCGTTGAGTTTATCTTCCTTTACCCACTCGACCATACGCGCCGCGCCGCCAAGTTCGGCAGCAGCGGCGGCAATCGCATCCTTGGCTGCTTGTGTGGTTTTGTTGGGAACGCCCTTGGGCCTGCCCGGTGAGATTGGCATGGCCTTCTTGGCCTTAGTTGCCCTTTGTTTATCGTCTGACATCGTTGTTCTGGATTCCGTTTGCTACGGATTGTCCAGCCTCGTTTCGATGAAGCAATCATAACACAATGCAACATAAAAAAATCCCGCACCTTTTAAGGGGAGCGGGACAAGCCTTGTAGCATACGAGACAGGGGAGACAGGTACTTACAGGATCATTCTGTATTGAAACGTTCAGCAGGTCAACAGTTATTTCTGCTGGTCCTTTGGTAGCGGAGGCGGCACGTATCGCTCCTTTGGCTTTGGTGCGCCGAAGATGCGGTCGTGGTTCGATTCGTACACCTCGCGCGGTACGTCGAAGGGGCGCGGATTCGACCCCTTCCCGCTCATGCCCGCACCTTGATGACCATGCCGGGGCGGTATGGCTCGCCGAACATGCTGCAAAACGCCTGTTGCGCGGCTTTCAGTTCGGCGCTCACCTTGTTGAATTCTTCGCGGGTCACTACCTGGCCGTTGTCGATGGCGTGGCGCAGAACCGCGTTAAGAAAATCAAGCAGCGGCCCACCCCCGACAGGGTTCTGCACCATCGAACGCCACTCTTTATCCAGATCATCAGGGAAGCTAATGAATGATGGATACTCTCGTGCAGGCTTTACCCGATACTGGTAATCCGCCACGAAGGCCGGGTCGGGCGCGTCGGTCCATTCCATGCCGTCATCCTTGCGGTACTGAATCTCGGCGCCATTGGCCCACGCGATTATCAGCTCGGCGTGCGGTCGCGGTTTCTTTTCCACTACTCCCCCTTGTTGGTTAGTTGTTCCATCAGCTTGAGTACCAGCCGCTTTCTGTGCTCGCGGTCCCTGGCTGGCTGATACAGGACCGTGGCTGGCGCGTTCCATGCCCGCACCGTGTTGTAATCAGGACACAGGCCCGGTTGCCCTGTTTCCAGCGCCTCAATCGGATACTTGCGGCATGAGGCGCATAGGGTCGTTCTCGTGTTGTCCATTCAAGCTCCTAATATATCGCGCCAGTTGGTTCGCGGCAAGAACTTTCGATTGCGCAATCCTTCTGGCGTGGATCGGGTAGCACGTAAATGAAGCCATCGTCGCAATCCGGCAGGCCACCGGCAACAGCACGTTGCGCGGCGGCGTGGCAGGTTCTGGCCCATTGCCCCTGAAAGGCGCAGCCCTCGCAAGCGGCATCACTACCAGCTTTCTTGCTCCTGGCAGGCTCGACGCGATAGACCATTGTGGACGGGTCGAGGACCGATTCGTCGCGCGGGCCTCGGAATTCGTCTATGCTGCGCATCCGTTAGCTCCCGCCCATGTTCAGGGTCAACATCAAGTCCTTGAGGCGCTGGACGTTCTCCGGCTTGGGACCAGCCAGCAGAGGATGCTTTGTCACGCCGCACTGGCGCACGATGTCGGGGCCAAACTCCGGCAGGCTGTCCACGGCAGCATTCAGGCCGATCTGCCCCTTGCGCACGGCGTCGGCCAGCATGACGACGCGGCTTGACGGTTCCGTGCCGAACGAGGGGAAGTAGCGCGGCGAGCGCCCTTCCGCCTTGGCCCGCTCTACCAGGCGCGTATAGCAGTCCTTGAACGCCATCCGAGCTGCTACCTTGTCCCGCGCTTCCAGTAGCGGCGTGGCGGCGGCAATCGCTTGGGCAATCTCGTCGGTCAGCATGGCGGAATCGCTTTCCGACTTCGGCATCAAGGCCCACGCTTCATCGGCGCCGAGCCATTGGTTGTCCGAATCGCGCTGGAGAATCCGCACGATGTCCGCGATCTTCGGCATGAACTGGCCGTTGTCCGTGTTCTGCGTGTGCGCCCACATGGCTTTTTCCACGGCTTCAAAGTCGTGGCGCTTCAAGCCCTCCCAATACAGCGCCATCACGGCCTTGCTGATTTCCTGCCGATAGTAGTCCGACAGGCCCGTCATCAGGGAAGCAAAGCGGCGTTTTTCGTCCAGTGTGTCGTGCATCACATGCCCTCCAGCCAGTCCTGCGCGTTATTGGCGGTCGCCTGCCCGAACTTCCCCAGGCTCGGGTACACCGTGCGCTGGTTCGGGCGAGCCTCGGCGCGGCGTTCGCGCACCTCAAACAGCCCTTGCCAGCTATTCATGGTCGATTGATCCAGCACGGCGCCGATGTTCTGGCCGGCGTCCCGGTATTTTTCCAGCGTGCCGATTGCCAGCATCACGGCGCGATCAGTCATCGGCTTCTTGATCTTCTTGCGCATGTCCACATAGCCAGCCCATGCGTCAGCAGGTATCCACGATGGAATATTCACAGTTCCCCCTGAATCTGATGTTTTGCCCACTCGCCCGCCACCCACGTAACGCCCTTTGGCGTGAAGCGGGCGCTGTTAAAGGCATGTCCACTATCGGCGGTGCCGGCACGGACCACAAAGCGGCCAGCGTCGATATGCTCAGAATACGGCACCCACTCGCCGCCGAGCTTGTACATGACTTTCTGTTCGCTCAGGAATTCGCGGAACTCTGCCTCATTCGCCTTGAGAAGCTTGCAGACCTGGCGGAAGCCCTTGGTGCCGGTGCTATCGACGTACCGCTCGACAAAAGCGCGGGCAGGCGCGGCGAGGGCGAGTTCTGCCGCCTGATGCTCGATTACCTCAGCCTGTTCGGCAGCAAGGCGCAGGGCGCCAGAAAGCGTAGAGGGAATGGCGAACGCAGGTGTAGCAACGCCAGACTCCAGCGCCTGCCAGCGATCCACCAAGCGCGCGGTGAATTCCGGCGATAGCTGGGCCACGATCACATACGAGTCACGCTTGCCAATTCGGTATTCTTGCGCGGGCCGGCCAAGCGCATCAAGGTACTCCGCCATTGGCGGAAGACCGATGACGCCCCTGTCTGCCAGCCGTTTGATCGACCGTTTTACGTCATCGTGCCGGGACTCGACCAGTTCGGCAATTTCCCGGCTGGTCATTGTTTGGCCGCTTTGGGCCGTTACCATCATATTCATACTTCTATCCTCCACTAGAGTTTGAATTAATTCCACCCAAACGCCCCCTAACCCCAGAGACTATGGAGTGAGAGAGGTTGAGCGCCACCCCCTTACGGGATTCCTGTCAGCTAACGGTTTCACCGTTACGCCCTCGGCTACAGGATTGTCGCCAGCCGGAGGATTATGGGAATTGCACCCTGAGCGTTGCCGCTCTACCTCTACTCTGTTCTTCCAAGCCGCCGAGCTGTGCGCCTGCTGTCGTGTGGAGTACGGTCGATGTGGAGCCAAAAACAAAAAAGCCGCTTGGGTTTTCTGCACTTCAATACTTGTGGAGGCAAGTATGGGGATGACATCCCCTAGAAGTGCAGAAACCGAAGCGGCTTCTACTCTGTCAACGCCTCCACATCGACAGGACTATTATTGTCCAGAATCAATGTGGGGCGCAAGAATTATTTTGCCCCACTTGATCCGAACATGGCGCACGATTGACGCGCATACCACACGTCAGTGACGCGTCACTCACGCGTCATCAACGGTCGTTCAACGGAAAGGCAACGACCGTTCAACGAACGTTGAGCATCCGTTGAACGACCGTTAGATTGCTTGACGACGCGCAACAGAAGAATATCCGTGACGCGTCACGCAAACTAAAACGGCTCGTACACCGTCACGCCGGCCTGTCGCGCCTGCTTCATCATGTCAGCAGTTCCATCGTTGCCCGGGAAGGCCACCACGCCATCAGGTTTGTGCTTCAGCATCAGGCCGTTGCGGCGCGGGCCGGCACCTCGGCCATACTTGTCCCAGTCCGCCTTGGTGACTTCTTCTGTCACGTAGGGAATACGGTGCTCGATGGCCCAGCTCCGCGCCAGGCGATCCGCCCCCATTGCCCCGCCCTCGATGATGAGCGTAATCGGGCGCTTGGCGTGGATCGTGTCGAGCACATGGCGGACAGCAAAGTAGTTGCCGTACTTCCTGCCGCCACAGACGATGAGTTTCATGATGCTTCCCCGATGCGCGCCAGGCCGCGAAGCTGGGTGAGTGTCTGCAGGGTCGAGCTGGCAGTCGCCAGAATCTGCATGCCCCTGGCTTCGCTGAGGCGTCCGGCCTCGACCTGCAAGGGGATGGACTTCCTCATGTACTTCACATGGCGCTCCATGTATTCGATTTGCTGGTCGAGTGTTGCTGTCGTGCTCATGCTGTCTCCTTGTTATTTGATGCCTAGGCGCTTTTCCCGGCGCTTGATCCAGCGCCGCGCAATGGCTGCGTAGCGCATCAGGTATTCGGTCGTGTACTCGCGGCTCCTGGCGTGATGCTTGAGCCAGTCCAGCCGCTCGGCGCCGATCTTCATGGCAAGGCGCGGCTCGTAGTCGGCAATGTTGCCGGCACGGTGCCAGTTGCACTGGCTGCATGCCTTGTGGATGTTCAGCAGGTTGAAGCGCAAAGCCGAGTTACTGCCCACGCTCTTGTAATGCGAACCATGCCAGGCGCCGCCCTGCCAGCTCGCGCCCTTGTCGCAGGAAATGCATCCATCGTGCCAGTCGCGCAGCACGGCAATGCGGTTCGCCAGCTTCTGCACCAGTTCCAGGCGCTCCTTGTGCGGCATGCCTTCTTCCTTGCGCTTGCGGTCGGCGGCGCGCTCGGCCTTCGCCTTGGCCGCCTTCTGCTTTGCCAGCTTGTCCAAGGCGATGACCACGGCGCAATCGTCCGAGCACCAGTTTTTCCACGGCTGCTTAGGGTCGGGCAGATACGGCGCGCGGCAGGCCCGGTTCGCGCACTTCTTCGGCTTTGGCCCCTTTGCAGGCTTCGGAGAGCGTGACATGGGCGCCTTGGCCCGTAGTGGCGTGGTTCGCTTGAGGGGTGTCTTTTGCTTCAATGTCATTTCACGCGCCCGAACAAGTGGTCAATCATTGGATCAGTCAGCGTGCAAGGCTCCCAGGTCGATACCGTGGTCTGCTTGGGCTGGCCGTATTCCGCGATGCGGTTTTCGTAGTTCTGGTCCGGTCCCGCTTCCCAGCGCACCCGCTTTTCACCGGCCCGAGGCGCCTGGCGCCGGATATGGCCGTTGGCGTTCAGGCGGCACACGCTGTTTCTGATGTTTTGCGCGTCCAGCCCCAGCGCATCCACCATCTCCCGCACCGACACGCCGGGATTATCGACAATGTGCCGTCGCACCCGCTCGACTTCCGGTATGAAGCCCTTGGCGGGCGTGATGGGCTGGACGTATTCATTCATGTGGCCGAGTTGGGAAAACTTCGGTATCTGCATGATCTTTCCTTAAATGCCGAGGGCGGCAAAGATGCCTTGTGGCGCGACTTTTGGCGTAACCCATTGTTTTACAATAATTGGCTTTGCATGGTCAGGCGTGGACACCGTGGGCGCAACATGCCAATACAGGGCGCGTTTTTTGCCTTTTGCAGGTAAAACCATGACCTTGCCGCCATGCCGAAGCCGTTGCAGGTTCGTCACCGTGCAGCGTAAATCCGCATGTAAAGCCAGTGCGATTTCCGCCGACTTTTTGCCCGGCCAGTTCGCCAGGTATCGCAGGATGCGGTTCGACAGCGACGTTTCACGCGGTCGCGGCGAATTCCAGATTTCACGACGACGGGCCTTGTTCGCTTCATGCTTGACCGGATCAGCAAGTTCGCGCGCTCGGCGCTTGGCGCCCCGCTGCTTGTTGGTCATTTGCTTCGGCTCTTTCTTGTCAGGCTTGTCACCTTTGGCATACAACGGGGTATGCCGCCCACTGCCTTGCCGCCAGTCGGCAATGAATATCCGGCGCGGCCATCCCATTTCCTCATTGCCGCGCAGGTACAGCAGGTAATGCCCGGTGCTGGTCTTGCTCTTATGGATTGCCGATCCGATTTCCATGCAGGACAGCATCGATCCTTCCGGCAGGACCGACATGATGCGCGAAATGGCAAGCTGCGCGCGGTCGCTGTCAAAACTGTAGTCTTTGACGGATGCCGGAATCATTTACGCCACCCTTTCCGCTTCGCGTCGCTCGATTTCTTCATAATCCTCATGCGCTTCTTTCCATTGTTCCGGCGTGATGCGGCCCAGTTTTTCACGGATGATATTGCATGTGGCTCGCGCGTCTTCCCGGTCTGCATCCGTCAGCTTCTCGCCACGGTCCACTTTCAGGGCAAACGCGATCAAGCCGTACGGCACGGTGCCAAGCGCGTATTTCTTGCAGATGAACTGCATCAGGTGCGTCACCGCCAGCAGGGACGATACGACCTCCACGAAGTCATGCATCCGGTCTTCCCACATGACAGCTTTCCCCTCGTCACTGTAGAGCAGCGTGCCGGTGGCCTCTTCCTCGTCAATCATCTTGTCGATGGCCCCGAAGACGTTCAGGCGCGAGGCGTTGACCGGGTGCGCCATCGGCAGGTTGTTCAGGCGCTCGATGCGTTCGTTCTTGGCGATGATCCGTTTCTGGCGCTCCTTCAAGCCAGTTTGCAGCCGCTCGACCATCCTTTGCGGGGTGCCGATGCCCTTGGGCGCTGGTTTTCGCTTCTTTTTCTTGTTGCCCGCCACGGTTATGCTCCTTCTTTCTTAGTCTGAATCTTGAAATATGCCGATAGCCTGTCAAAGGTTTTCATAGCGGGCACAATTTCGTCTCGCATGAAGTTGGACAAAACTATAGGGCTCACGCCGATCTTTTTAGCTAGATCCTTTTCGCCATGAACTTGCAGTGCTGCGGCCAAAATAGGTTGAATATCTTTGCGCAGTCCTTCTGTCAGATGACGGCGGGCGGCGGTAGGAGAGTCGTACTCAACCAAGTATTGGCAATTAAAAGGCGGACGTTCTGCGAGAATAAGTTCCCTCTCTGCAAGTCTTGCGGCACCACGATTAGCGAAGTGCAAAACCTCGATAGTCTTGACTGCATCGAACCATTGCGAATTGCGCTCATGATCAAAAGTTCTACTCTCAACCCTGGCAGCAAGTCCGATATATAAGACTTCGCCAGCGCCGTTCATGTGCTTATAAACGCAGCAGCACATTCAGTCCGCCAGTGCTTTGAAGTATTGATAGATGCGCTCGACAGTCGAGTGCTGCGGGTCGGTATTCTTGCCGCTGCCGATTTCGCTGATCGTGCTCTTGCGAATGCCGGTCTTGCGCGCCAGCTCGGCGCAGTTGTAGGCCCGGTCGTTGATCTTGCGAACAACGTACTGGAGCATTGTTTCCTGACTCATTGTTACCTCCTTGTGGTTAGTCTGTACCGCAACTGTAGCATGCTAAAAAGCACGAATCAATACAAATAGTTCGGCGAGAGCGTTATAAATCGCTTGCGTTGCTTAATTGAATCGCGGTAAGCTATGTCAATTGGCTGCGCATGGTGCGCTGGCCTGACAAGAAAGAGAGGACAGGATGAGCAGTCTGGATCACGTATGGGGCGATCGTCAGCGACATGGCGGCCCGGCATTCCCGCATGAAAAGGTAACAGGCCGCGACCCGATGGGCGCGACCATGACGGAATATTTTCCCGGCGCCACGCTGCGCGATTACATTGCCGTGCAAGCTCCAGACATGCCGGATAACTACAAGCGCAAGGAGAAGGATGTTCAGAAGGTAGTTCCAGATGGTTCTACTGGGCGCAAGAGGATCACAACTGTCAAAGAATGGGAAGAGCCAGCGCAACACCTTGCGCGTTGGGCGTATGCCTATGCAGATGCCATGCTTGCGGAGCGCGCCAAATGACAAAATCCACCACGATCAACATTGGCGAGCTGGCGGCAAGGCTCAAATCCGCCGACCTGACTGCCGAAACCTTCGATACCGCGATTGCCTCGGATTTTGAAGTGGAAGTCGAGTATCACTACACGCCAGCAGACGAGGAAGCGGACCAGCAGGCCGAAGTGAAGATCAAGGCCATCAAGGCATCGTCCAATGTCCACTTTGAAGGCGACCTCGTGAGCACGGTGGTGCGCCGGGGATCGGACCTGATGCCGCTGTTCTCGCATCACGCCATCACGGAACTGACAGACCGCCTGCTGGCTCATGAAAAGGAAGGCGGCGATGACTGAGCAGGAAAAGCGCGATTACCAGGCGGCCTGGGAGAACATCAGGAAGCGCGGCGAGAACATGATGGTCTGGTCGCCCACCATCAGCGAGGAAGACAAGGCCGAGCGCGAGAAGCAAATCGAAGCGGGAATCATCCCGTTCTAATCAGAGATAAGGGGAAGTCATGAGCGAGAGTTTGAATCCATTTGTGCGCCTGGCCGGCATTGATGTCAGCCAGCACATCGAAAAGAAAGCGAACCTGTCTTACCTGTCGTGGGCGTGGGCGGTCGATCAACTGATGCGCGCCGACCCGGCTGCGAATTGGGAATTCCACGAGCCGACCCTGTTCGGCAAAACCATGATGGTGTCCTGCACTGTGACCGCGTTCGGCAAGCCGATCAAGATGCACTTGCCGGTCATGGACCACAAGAACAAGGCGGTCGAGAACCCGGACGCCTTCGTGGTCAACAAGAACATGATGCGCTGCCTCGTGAAAGCCATCGCCTGCCACGGCCTCGGCCTGTACATCTATGCCGGCGAGGATTTGCCCGCCGATGAAGATGGCAACGTCCAGAAGCCGCAGCGCACCCAACAGCCGCGCCAACAGGCCCAGCAACGCCCCCAGCAGGCCCCACAAGGCCCGGAAACTGATGCCGCGATCATCGCCACCCATGTGTCAGCAATGGAAGCGTGTACGAGCCTGGACAGCCTGAAAGCGACGTTCAAGCAGGCATGGATTGAAACGCGGGGCGCACCGGCCATCAAGGGATCGTACGAGCATTTCAAGGCCGAACTGGCAAAGCCCGCAGCGGAGCAGGCAGCATGACCTATCTCAGCCCTGAAGACGCCAAGGTCTTGCGCATTGCGCTGGGCCTCGATGTCACCAATAAACACTATCCGTCGCGCAACAAGCTGCATCCGGTGTACGCCGAGCGCCACAAGGGCACCGTGACAGACCTCATCGGGCGCGGCTTCCTGACGCTTAAAGTACGCGATGGCGAGGCGTTCTACATTGCCACCGATGCGGGCCGCGTGGCCGTGATCGACCATCCGTGGAAAGACTGACGAAGCCGCGCACCACGCCGCAGAACCGTAAGTTCTCGGCGCTGGTGGGTGATGTCGTGCGGCAGCATCCCATGATCCCCTACCGGCGCCCCTTCGCCACCGAGGCCTGGCGCCGGTTCTTCATCGCCAGTTACGTGCGCGAAGCAAGATGGGAAGCGTACAACGCAGGCGCCCCCGATCCGTTCCCGGTGCGGCCCGTACCATCCAGCGACCTCGACAGTCGCCAGATGGCAGAGCTGATCGAATTCGTACAGGCATGGTGCGCGCAAAACGACATTGAGCTATCGAAATAAGTTGCGTCAATTGAACAGGCGCGATATATTGATGACTCCAACTCATCACACAAGAAAGAGACAGTATGGACAAGGAAAAAGAAATACCCGCAGCGGCCACCGTGCTGACGGATGAACGGATCTTTGATCTGGTAGCTCAGCATCGGAGCAAAGTCGGTAGTCGGGTCGACCCGCCGACGTTCAGCGCAATTGAAGTACTCAGCCTTTGCCGCGCCATCGAAGCCCAGGTTCTCGCACAGGCTGGCGTAAGAGCAGAGCCGACCGCGTGGATGTACCAAGACGACGCCGACAAAGCCAGTCCTGGCAGTGGAAGCTGTGTCGTATCGAAGGCCCGCTCGCACTTTTACAGGAACGAAACGCCGCTCTACGCTGCTCCCACCATACCAGCCCAGGTGCCGGCAGCAGAAGTGCGCGCACAGGCGCTGGACACTCTGAATCGCGATGGCTGGAAGATCGACGGTTCCCTGATCTACCGTTTGAACGACAAGGGCGTCAACTGCGACGAAATCAACATCACGATGGTCAACGGCAGCCGCGCCGCAGAAGTGCGCCACGATGCCGCTGTCGAACTGCTTGCTGAACTGTCGAGCACCGCAGACAAAGCCAGCGAAGTGCGGGCGGCATTGGAGCGTGATGCGGCCCGATATCGCTTTCTTCGTTATGCAGATCTGGATGCGATGGCAGCTTCCTACTGGCCTGAAGGGCAAGTGCCTGAAGGCGAAGCATTCGACTCTGCAATAGACGCTGCTTTGGCCGCCGCTCCAAGCACCGCAGACAGCGGTAACACTGGCGCCCAGGGCGAAGGGGCGGACATTGAATGAGCTGGC